GCTTCGCCACGTACACCTTGAATACCTTGTAAGCCTTGTGGACCTGCGGGTCCTGCATTACCTTGTTCACCTTTAGGACCAATAGGACCACGCTCACCTGCATCACCTTTTAGACCATCTACACCTCTAGGACCTTGAGGACCCATAGGACCGACATTACCATCTGCCCCTTTAGGACCTGTTTGACCGTCGTTACCTTTAGGACCAGTAGGACCTTGAGGACCTACTTCACCAGGTTCACCCTTATCACCCTTAGGACCTTTTAGTTTCTCTAATTGTGCAGGAGTGAAATCTTCAAACTTAAAATCTTTACCATTTTTGCCATCTTTCCCATCACGATTATGGTTAATCGTAATATTAGGAGTAGAGGCTTGTATAATTTTAATAATTTTATCAGCCATATATACCTCCTAGTGGAAAGAAATGCCTGGGCTTACAATAAACTTACCTTGGACGATACGCTCTTTTCGTCCATTTGTATTAGTTTGCTGAATATCATAATAGTAAGAGTTTGTTTCTCCATAATACTCACCATCAGTATCAATGTTACCAGTTACATCTGAAGAAAAGTGAATATTTAATACACCTTTTGTGGCATCACTAATTACGCATTCTGCTTCTGCAACAACTTCTTGGCTCTCTGCTGTTTCTCTAACCTTACAAGCAAATTTATACCCAGTAATATCAATTGGTATATTCTTGCTATCACTGATAATCATTTGTAAAGAATAGTCGTCACCCTGATTAACAGTAATGTCATATACTGGTACAGTAGATTTAAACTTTGCCATTATTCAGCTCCTTTTCTTTCTTCGTAAGTACCTTGTGCTGTATTATATTTAGAGTTAATTAATTTATTAGCAACTTGTGTCATAGGACCACCACCTGCCGCCATTGTAGCAAGTGTTTCATAATGGTCCCATCTAGCATCAAAAAATACTAAGTAAATTGTCACACCAATAAATAGTAATACAAACAAGATAGAAATTGTACGAGTGAGGGATAAACCACCATTCTCATACATTAACATTTCAAGAATACGCTTCAAGATTTTATCACCTCTTTGGTTTCCTTGATAAATTTACGCAACTCTTTAAACCACTTAAAGGCTTCTGCGTCTAATTCATTTAATTTTTCAATAATAGATACAATTTCACACAACATCGGTGCTAACATAAATAGCATTGATAATAGTGCATCTATTCTAAAGCCCATAACAGGGACATCAGGTAATGACCATGCTGTAGCTGCGAGAGTGAAGAAGATGGGATATTCAAAAGACACTTTAGAGAATAAAGATTTACGAAATGCTTTACTAACTAAAAATCTTTTTGTTTTTCCATTTGAGAGAGTAACAGTCCCCCAGCCAAGGAATAATGCTTTAAACATATTCCATGTAGTGCATTCTTTGCCAACTGCTTTATTGTATTCAACAAGTTCAATAACAAACCGCAATAGAATATCTATCAATAATAGAATTGTTACGGCTAAAATACAGAAAATAATATCATATACAGCATTATCTGGTGTACTATGATATAAATAGAAAAGAATGCTATCCCTTGGTGGTGGCAGCATTATTTCAATCATTAAACCTCCTATAACCCATTAACATCAAGAACGACATAACTAAAAGCAGAGATAACGCCACTACTCTTATTCATACCTACACTAATTCCCGGTGGATAATCTACACGTATATGTAAGGCTTCTAGTTCTGATACATTAACTCCAGAGTCTACCAACTTAGGTCCATCGACTACTGTTTGTGTATCAAATATTTTAGTGGATATAACGCCTCCATTTAGGTAGACATTCGATTTACTTGTAATAGTTGTAACTTTACGGTAAATATAATAAGTGTATGTATAAATAATGTTAAAACCATGAGAGTAATCAAAGTGCGGTATAGATGATACATCAGATTCTATTTCTATAGTTTGCTCTGATTGTGTAGTATATCCGCCAACAGCTATAGCTATATTTGTACCAATTACTGTCCCATTATTTGTACCAACTCCAATAACTTTAGCCTGTTTATGATTAGAGTCAAATAGTAAATCACCAGCATCATTAAATATTTGAACCCCCATAGTAGATGAGGATATTGGTTTTGTTGCAAATAGGTAAATATATGCATTGTTAATATCACTAATATAATAGTCGCAGTGCGTGGAAGAATTAGAACAATATCCATCAATGGTATTGCTCCCATTGCTAATAGCTCCTATGATTTCTCCATTTTCAAATTGTATTGTTCCAGACTGACTTGTCACTTTAATTTTTCTTGTCATGTATAAATTCATATATGTATCGTCGATTTGCAAATGGTTTTTATCGTTGTTCACTTCAAAATATTTCATTAAAATACTCCATATAAAATTCGGCAACCAACGTGGTTTGTTGTGAAAAACCATAAAAGTTTATCTCCTTCTTTTGTTACTGTAGGCACAGAGTACGAAAATTGTGTATTGCCTTCGAGATTTAATGTTGGATAAGAATCTGGGATAATCAAATACCATAGTTCACCTTCCTCCAAATATGGATTTTGCACTACTCCTGAGTTGACGTTTTCAGGGCATAATGCTACGCCAAGGTATTTCTGTACTCTATCTGATACGTCTAATAAAATCTCCCCATTTTCGTTAAATGTTTGTAAACCTTGCGGCATTAATTCCATACCCCCATTCTAACACGCAATCTATTATTACTATCATACACTTCAATTAAGTTATCTTTAATAACTGTTCTGGCACCAGTATTTGCCGTTTTTAATTCACCGATACGTGCCGTGATAGATGATAAACTATCTACTTGTAATTTCTCACTAGTAATAGAACCAGCTTTTATTTTATTTGTATCAATAGAACCAGCTTGAATTTTATCACCGCTAATACTGTTAGCTGCAATTTTATCGCCCGAAATGCTACCTGTAATAATTTTATCGCCTGTAATTGTATTAGCTTTAAGTTTATCACCAGTGATAGTACCAGTAGCTATCTTCTCAGCTGTAATTTCTCCAGTTTTAATTTTATCTGAAGTAATGGCATTAGCAGCGATTTTATCACCTGTGATAGCATTGGCTACTAACTTATCAGTAGTAATAGCACCATCGGCAATCTTTGTACCAACAACTGCTTTATCACCAATATATTTTGCAACAATTACACCGTTATCAAATACTGTTCGGTCTGTAATGTGTACAGCATCTGGTGGAATTTCTTCCACTGTACTTGTTGTTACTGGACTAGATAACTCGCCATTACCAAAAATATCAGTGTAGCAAATCTTGATAGTGTAGTTACCAGTAGAACAATTAAAACTAAACTTGTTATCAGCCACAAAATGTTCTTCATTATTAATATAAATTTTAGCTCCTATACAATCTTCTGGAATGCTTGCAAATGTGATATATAGACCTTCAAATACAGGTGTAACATTAATGTGAGTTGGAGCAGCAGGAACAGATTTAGAATAATTTAAAGTAGTTGGAGCAGAATAAGAATTCCCAACACCTTTATTATACAAGTAGGCTGTACCGACACGTGCATATGGTAAAGAGGTGGAATTCCAACCAGTAGTTAAGTCTAACCGATTATGTTCTTCTCCTACACTTGCATCTAAACGTAATTCTGTCCATTGGTAGTCATTTTGTGGGTGCTGTTTCCATGACCAATAAGCACCACGTTTATCAAAAATTACTGTAAATTCGTATGGTGATTTAGGGATATGGGTTTTTTCAGATACATAGTAATATGTTACAGGTGCATGGACTTTTTCTGACAAAGCATTACGAATATCCCTACCACGAATGACGAATTCATATTTTTTGCCAATTTCTACATTTGGCAATGTAAAGGTGTTAGTTTTGCCAGTGTCATAATGTTGGAATACTTCTTTATTGGCAAACATATCAGGAGTATCATGAAAGTCACCGACTTTAACATCAATACTGACACCAGCATATTGTTTAATTGGTACTGAATCCCAACGTAACATTAATGATACATTACCATTAACACTCTTTTCATCAATGGTAATATTCTGTATTTGTTCTGTAATGGTGTCTGGATTATCAGCTATACCATTCCATACTTTAGTAACTTCGCTAATTTGGTCCTCTAAAGCGACCTTAATATCATTCAAATACCCTTTAAGCAAGGAGATAAATTTACGACCATCACCATTTATGGTAGATGGCAGGTTATTTTGTTTATCCATTTATCCTCCTATAAATAATTAATAATAGCCTCCACAAAGTCTTGTTCTACTGTCATATCGAATTCATGATTACTCATTGCGAATACAATAGTCAATTGAGCAAGAATGTTAGAGAATGCTTCGTTTGTCCACGGCAATTCATCATTAATTGTAGATACAAATTGAGGTCTGCGATAGTACCGAACTGTATAAGGTAATTCACCATAACATTCAATTGTTTTACCTTTGTTTTTCAAAAGTAATGGTGCTTGGTTGGTTGCTTTATACCAATCTGACGGTGTTGGTGTTTCTTTTTGTGTGAAAGTAATATCACCGATAACCTCATAATAATTATTGTCGATAAGTACATGCCATACAAAATCAATCGCATCATTAAAGTATGCAATCAATTCATCGTCATCGTACCCACTTTCAATACTATCAGATAAGCGGTTTCTTAGTGCCGCTTTATTCATTAATTCTTTTACTGTCATATTACCTCCTAGCCTTGGTCAGCTGGTGTAGTATTGCTATTTTGTCCTTCCTTTTCAAGAGAAGGTTTAGCTTCATATAACAAGAATTGTAATAATTGTTTATTAAACATGACACGCTTGAATGGAATTTCATCTTCCAAGCTTTTAACGTGAGGCATAGCTACGTAATAAACAATTTCAAGTTCCCCATCAAACTCTGGGTCAAGATGTTTCATAATAGGACCGTCAGCACGGTATTCAAATTCAACAGGGAATTGACCTTGAAATGCAATGAAATCATCAGGACGTTTAGTTTCCTGTGTACCATTCAATGTCATTTTCTTTGTAAGTTCTGGGTCGTTTTGATTGTATAATTCATAAGACAAACGGTCGATAGCGTTATTCAAGCAGTAAATCAACTCAATATCAGAGTACGATGTTTTCTGCATATCGCCAAGGCGTTGTCTTGCTAAAATTAACATTTCTTTTACCTTCATTACGGCTCCTTATACATAGAACTGCATAGGTCGTTCAATAGGTCTGCTACTATCACTTGCTGTCATCTTTTTGATTTCATCAGCAATTAGTTTAGCCATGCCATCAGAACCACCTGTTTTATCAGGTTCTTTTCTTAATAACATTGTAGAGAAACGTACAAACATATCAAACAATACAGCTGGTAAATCAATCTCATCTGTTACATCTTCTACTTCATTAATAATACGATAGTATTTTAATGTTGTAGGATTTTCAAGATAGATTTTATTACCCATAATTTCATAAGTCTTATTAGTATCTTCTTCAATACTGTCAAACTTACCAAAATCACTAGGTAATTTAGCTACACCATTATTTGGTTTAATGTTCACCTTATTGGCAATATAAGAACTTTCTACATTTATAAGAGATAAATTTACATACCTCAATACGCTATTAATAGCATCAATAAGTTCATTATTAGAATGTTGTCTATTGTACGCTTCGTCTAAGTTATATAAAATACTCTCAATGACGGATTGTACTCTAATCATTAAATACCCCCATATTTGGCTGTAGATTTAATAATTTTACCTGTATTTTCAGAGTAAATAGTATTGGTAGTTCTAAATTCTGGGTTTTTAGCTAACCAGATATTTAACCACTTAGATGCCTCTACATTATCTTTACCTTGACATTGTTGATATTGCATCAATTCAAAATCTGTAGCAAATCTATGGCGTGGTATCATAGCAATCTTTTTAGCTTTACCATCATGAATTCTACCTTCCTCCATGCTGTCACGCATTCGTTTACATTCACGGAGTACTACACCTTCATCATATGTTTGTTTGATTTTCCATTCACCAGTTTTAGGGTCAACTTCTACTTGTGTGCCTAGTTTCATAGTACCTCCTAAAAAAAATAGGGGAGGTCGCCCTCCCCATGTTATGTATTATTTTTTGATGTTGTAAATGCGAGCGTTTGCAATAGGAGCTGTACATTCTAAAGTAGCATCACCAGTGATGTATTTAGATTTGTAAGTACCTTTACGCAAGCCATCTTCAACGTGGAATGGAATTAAGTAACCCAATTTCCAGTATTGTGCTTCGATTAAGTCAACTACGTCATCTGTGTACATACGGTGGGAAACCAAGTCAATACGACCGAAATCTGTTTCCAATACATCTACAACTTCTACCAATTCTTTAGAAGTTTGTTCACGGTTTTTAGTAGTGCCTTGAGTGAAACCAGAGCATACACGTTTGTTTTTACCAGACATTACTGCGAAGTCAATGGAACCACCACGGGACCATGCTGCTTGCATAGCGTCATTGATAAGGTCAAATGTCAACTTACCAGCATTTGCACCAGTAATAGCACCAGCATCTACTGCATTACCAGAAGTTAATTCTGTAGAACCTGCATTAACAGCAGCGTTTGGTTTGACAATAGCAGGAGCCGTTGCAGTTGTTTCTTGTTCCGTAGCACAGATATTGAAAGTATTAGCATCAATTACTTTTACAAAGTATTGAGTGTTAGCTTTCAAATTAGTATCAAGAGTACCAGTTTTTGCACGGAACATAACAACGTCGCCGTTTACAAATTTATGGTTAGTCAAAGTGAATACGCCAGCAGTAGTTGCTGTTACTTCTTTAAAGTTTTCCAAGAAGTAAGGAATACCACCCATTTTACCAGCGATAGCATCATCACCCATAACTTTAGATTTGTTGCGAACGATAGCGTACTCAAGGTCACGACCAATTTCTTTAGTCGCTTTTACCATTTGGTAGCCCAATTCATCGGACACACCATATTTAGCGATTGCTTGAGTAGTATCAGTTACGGAGTAACCATGTAAGAATTTTTGTACATAGTTGGATTCACGTTTACGTGGATTTGCTTTTTGAGAGTCGAAATCAACTGCTTCTTGGTAAGCATTTTCCATTGCTGGACGCAAGGAGTCATTTAACCATGCATGTTCTGTAGATTTAACAGAAGTTTTACCAAACTTATTAGTCAAAAGTGTTTGGTCAGGGTCAATTGCTGTGACGAAATCAGTGATGTCCTCTTTCTTACCTACAACGGTAAAAGAACGGACAGCTGTATCTTTATCTGCCAATGTGTTATACCTCTTTCAAAAATTATAAGCTGGTCAAGCCAGTTTGTTGGAATACTTTAACCAACTCATCATTCGTCATACGACCTAAAGATTTAAAGTCAACTTGCTGTGTTGCGGACATAGGTGGTCGTTCAGAACTACCAGCACCTTCTAATACAGGAGGTTTTGGTTTATTAGTTGGTTGTGGAATGTTTGGTACCGTTTGTTGCGGTGTTTGTTGCTGATTGTATTGTGCATTCATCATACCATAATACTCATTACGAGCTGCGGTCATGAATTGTGCTACTGTATCAGCATCATAGTTATCTAAAGCATTTTGAATTTTTACTGCTTGTTGATAAGGCATGTTTTGCAACTTATATTGTGCATAACGGTCAATTTCATCAAAGTTAGGGTCTTGACGGAATTGGTTTACCACGTGAGTGAAATTCTTTTGGACAGCTTGTTGTTCATAAATTTGTGCTTTAATAGTAGCTACGCTATCTGCTAATGCCGCAATATGAACTGGATTAAGTTCATCGAACTCAGTCCCCAAATGTTTTTCAACTTCACCTTTAGCAAACTCTGTTAATTTATTGTAATATTCCGCTTGTGTAACTTGTGGTTGTTGCGGCTCTTGTGTTTGTGGTTTTGCTTGAGGTTGTTGATATTGAGCGTATTGTTGTTGTAACTGACGGCGTTCATCAGCCAATGCTTGTGTTTTACGAGAATAATCAGCTTGTCGTTGATAACCGTTTAGTAATTCCTCAAGAGGAACTTGCATTTCTTGACCATCAACTTTGACCGTATACATTTGTGGTTCTGGTGCTTTATTTTCTGGTTCAGTTTCTGTAGGTTGTCCTTCTTCAGATTCCTGCGTTTCTGGAGCAGGGTTTACATCTTCATCTCCATCAAAAGAAAGCATTCGATTGCCATTAAAGAATACGTCTCCGTTTTCATCAATGCCAAAATCAAAATCAGCAGGTGCAGTGTCGCCACCTGTTTCAGCTACATCAGTAACTTCTGTTGGTTCAGTTTCCGTTGCAGGTACGTCTACTTCACCTTCTGCAAATGTTTGCAAATTAAATTCAAAATCCTTCATGTTTTCTCCTTTCACTCCCTAACGGGTTGGTGAATGTTAATACAAATTATAAGCCATCTATAAATTGTGGAAGAAACGACCGATGGCGGAACCGTCCCAAATAGATTGATGCGGTGCTTGAATAGTGTAGTCACCACTAAATCGTGGTTGTGGTGCTGGAGCTGGTGCACTTACTTCACTAGGAGTATCTGATGGTGCTTCATAATAACCACTATCAGGTTCACTGTAAGAATAAGATGCCGCTCTAGCTGCTGCTACTCTAGCCGCTTCAGCTTCTGCTTCTTGACGCAAGCGTTCTTGCTCTGCTAAATATTCACGATATGGTGCACGAATGGCTCCTTGCCGATATAATTCTTCGATTTCTTGAGGATGGAATTCAGTTCTTGCTTTCATTGATGCAATATCATCCTTTCCCCAACCTAACTCTCCGAGTTTACCGTCGTCCGCCCATTGATAACCCATTTCTTTAGAGAATGGATTTTGTCGTGCCCATGCCATATCTTGAGGAATAGCATCCATACGTTGCTGAGCAATCTGTCCCATTGTTAATGGGGTATAGTTTCCTTCAGCTGCGTTACGGAATTTATCCTCCAAAGCTTTGCCTTGTTGCAAAATATCATAGATAGCACTAGGATTAGATAATCCTTGATGACTAGCTGCGAATTCCTTACTACCATCACTTTGAAATTTAGGTGCCATACTCACAGATGTAAAATCTTGAGATGGTTTAAATGCACCATTTGGAGCGAAGCCCTGAGTTGCCTCATATTGAGCTTTCGCCTGATTAATCGGTTCTCTTTGTTTCATGTAATCTTGGTAGTTAGGAGCAGCTGGCTGAATACCAGCTTTTTTTGCTAATTGTTCTGCAATTGGAGCATAACCCATATGTGGTACAAAGTCAGTTTGTGGTTGACTAGGTGCAGGGTCAGCTGGCATTACTTGATGTTGTGCTTTTGCATTAAGACTAGGCTTCTTATTTAGCAATGCTTGCTGTTCTGGAGTAAAGCTTTGCCTTTCACTATATTCATTATTTGTAGAACTTTCGCCACTATTTTGTTTCATTTGAGGCACTTCCGTGAAAGTTCCTGTATTAATGTCATATTGAAAGGGTAACTTCTTGTTACTATAAGAAATTTTCAATTTTACATATCCTTTCTAAAAAATGTTCTTAACCCTGAACAGGGAGATAATTGGACCACCTCCATCATACTACGCCATATACGAGTTCAGTCATCAAATTATCACCCCCAATCGTGGTTATTGTATTTATTCTGGATAAAAGCCTTGTTGGCTATTAAAAGCCTCAGCCTCCAAAATCGCTTTAAGGTCAGCTTCTGCCATATCACCATTAGCAATTACAGCAGTTAAGAAGTCGTTAAAAGCCTCCGATGCGACCAGTAGGTTCCGTTGGTGCTCCATTTCCTTGACGGGGCACGTTTTGAGGCGATTGATTATCAACCCTTGATACGCCTCCAACCAGTCCTTGAGCAAGGTTTGCACCGCCGAAGCTAAATCCCGTTCCTGCATTTCCGCTTGCAGGTTGTCCGTTATTTTGGATAGTGTTGAATAATCCGCTTTGTTCCGAGCCATTGCCTTCGCCTCCAAATAATAATTGTAATTCAGGTGGTAACATCAATAAATATTGAGGTGGTAATACACCAAATGTCATGTACGATTGCAATGCTTCAGGTGGTAAGCTACTTAATACTTGTTGTTTAAGCTGCATATCCATAATTGCACGTTGTTGTACAACTGCTGGGTCTGTAACATAATCGTTGTAATTTTTAAAGCCAGCACTTTCAATCCATTTTTTGAACAGATTGTAAATGTTTTGTGGTGTTACGATAGGAATACCAGCTGCTTGTGTTTGCATTAATGCCGTAAGCATGGTTTGCAATGTCATAATGGTAGATTCTTTAGTAGAAATACTAATACCAGCATTGACCACTAAGTCAAAATTACCATTAAGGTCGTCAGGACTAATACGTAACTGTTTATTCGTTAGCCTAATCACGGTATCTTGGTCTACAAATTTTTGATTGAGGCTAACCATGAAACGAAACAGTTCCGATATTCCTGTCTCCGCAAACATACGAGCCACTAATTCTAGCCGTTGTGCAGATTGTCCCAAAATAGCACTAATACCTGTAGCCGTTTTATTAAGACTATTAGCATCAAGACCTTGGTTATACCGTGTAATACCAGTGCGATTTTCTTTTTGACCTTCTAAATACTCCAAGAATTGGAATGTTTGAGGAGATAATTGGTTGACTGGCATTGGCATCGCCACATCACCCATATTAGACCCCGGTTTTTTACGGATAACTTTACGACCTTCAATATAGTCAGAAATATTAATACTATCTTCTGCTAAAATCATTTTAGGGTCATTAGTTAAGGCGATATTTTGTACGATTTGACGAGTGAGGGCAACTTTCATGTCCTGTAATTCACCAATTAACTCTGCATAGGAGCGTTTTACCCAAATACGATGAGGGTCTTTAGTTGGAGAAATAGAAAAGAATGGGTGTCTACCCATATAGTTAGGTTCAGCACGAAGAATTACATCACCAGCAATAGTAATAATCATATCTTCAAGAATACCATCGTTATTAAAGTCAATTTTAGTATAACATTCATAAATTGTAACTTCTTCACGAGCTTTGTCTTGTTGATTATTATGTAATGGTGTGTAATGGTCCCCAATTACATCTTCTACTTGGTCTGTAATCCAAGATACAGGACCATTATCAGGGTGAACCATGTCGACATTTGCGTAAATACCTTCACGCTCTTTTTGACGAAGATGAGACATCGTAACCTTTTTACGGTGTGCTACGAAATTCGCATCTTCGAGGTTTTTAGCATCAGGAGAATATAAAAACTCCGATACTAATATGTTTTCTAATTTAGGACTATTCTTAATATAATACGGAGAATTCCATGTTACAGTGAAATCACCCATTATATCAGGTCCTTCTACGTTGGTAATTTCTACACCAGTTTGTGTTAAGAGTTTTAATGCATCGGCATTAAGCTGTGCTGTTTCTGGTGTATAACCTTCTGTACGCTCCCAATAGCATTTGATAATACCCATACCAGTAATCAAAGCATCTTTCATCCAGTTATACAGGATAGGGAAGAATTTGTTTTGTCTTTGTAATTGGTATACCAATAAGCTTTGCATAACTTCTGCATTTTGGTCATCTTCTTCTGTAACACCAGCTACCGTAATTACTTCATCAGAGCCAGTAAATACTTTCATCAAAGATGGTAATGCCCATTCAATAGTATCTGCCACATCTGTAGATACCAAAGAAGAAGTTTTACTTAAAATAGGGAATTTATGAGCATAATATTCTTTATCAGCATAATAGATATTGTAACGCTCACGCACAGTAGGCTGAATAATGGATTGTTGATATGCCTCAGCATCGGCAATATCAGCTTTAACTAAACTTAGTAAAGCCTTGTCAGCTTCCTGACCAGTTAATTCAACTGTGAAATCTTCAGCCAATCTTACATCGCACCTCCCATCGGTATATCAGCTGTACTTACCGTACCAAATGTACCAACAGGTGGACTGGCAATAGCTGAAATGTGTGCTAAACTATCAATTAAATCATCATGTAAAGATTTAGGGAATGATAAAAACTCACTCTCTAACTCTACTAAGAAATCCTGCCCCATAGGGAACCATAATGTACCAGCTTTAAATCGTGGCTGCAAAGCTGCGATACGGATTTCTTTTTTCTCTTTTGCTTCTAAAGGTTTTACGGTAAACCAAGTGTTACGCTTAATCATTTCCTTTTCCACAAAATGAATAAGAGCCGCTTGATAAGCGACTTTTTCAATACCAACATAAATTGGTCGGTATTTCTGGACCATGTGGAATATGGTATCAATTGTTTTAGTTGGGTCCCACCTACCATAATCAATCTCAAGTAGGAACCAATGGTTATCTGGGTTTACAGCAACAGCACAGACAGATGTAAAGTCAGCTGTTTCCTTTTCGGAAATAGCCAAGTCACATGCGACGAATACAGAACATTCTTCTAGTTGTATCGTATTAGGGTCATAATACCTAAAGTATTCTTTCTTAAAGATTTGGCTTTCAGGAGAAATAGCAATACATAGCTTTTCACGTTCCCAAATATCTAACTGACCAAGTTTACGCCACTTTTCACGTTCATTGTTAATAGCTTCTACTGGATACATTTCTTCCCAGTTAGATTTGCCATCTTCATTTAATACAGGAATGCGTTCCGCATCAAAGTCTAATTCCTCTTTGTTGGATATTACCTGTTCGATAATACATTTTTCACCAAGGTTATTGCCGATGAAGAATATTCGTGTATTTTTACCAAGGAAATACACATCAGATAAGAACCATTGATAGTCAGATTTTTGTACTGTATCAGATAAACTATCTTCCAAGTCTTGAGGGTCGTCTATGAGGATAATATCAGGTCGTCTATCTTTGTTGTTCAAACCACGGACACTGGAACCTTTACCATACGCTTCCATACGCACAGTAATTTCTTCCCCATTCTCATCTTTAACTACAATCTCAAATGCTTTCTCAGATTGCTCTTTAATACGAACAAGATTAAGGTTCATTAATTCGTTACTAGTATATTCTTCAGCAATATCTTTAAGCCTTCGGCTGGCTGCTCGTTGGTTAGCCATGATGAATACGATGTATTGTTTCTTCTTGGATGGAAATACCAAGCAATGAATTGGGAAAGCTCTCAATACATACGACGTTTTTGCTGATTCACGAAAACCTTCTACAGCATAATGTCGATTACCATTCAGTAATACATCTCCCCACTTGTAATGGAACCAAGCAGGTTTTACTTCATGCTCTGCTGGAAGAAACATTTGTCGGAATAATACCAAATCATTTTTGCATCTGTCGTATATCTCTGCTAACTGTTCAATTTCGTTTGACATTACCAATCTCCTTTCTTGCCCTTTCACTACTATCGGTGGAAAATACGATTTAGACTTTTGTTTGTTTCATAACAGTTCATTTGGTAATACTACAAGCTAATTTGGATTTGTAAAAATATTACACGTTATCGGTTTCGTAATAGATAGTACTGCTGTATTTGGAAGCCCTACCATAGAAAGCTGATAACGTCTTTTTCTGACGAGTACGTAAGTACGAGGAAGAAAAAGAGAAAGATAAAGAAAGAAATATATAAAGAAAGAAAAGAAAGAGAAAAAGAACTAGTAAACCATACAATATGTATTTTGCCATTTTTGGGTACTTACGATACCCCTATGGTATTAAAATGACCCTATTTGACCCTGTTTCTGTTGGGAAACAAAAACGGTACAACTCGTAATCAACCGTGAAACAATTACTTCATGTTATCTTCATATTTGTATTAGTTTTTATAGGGAGAAGTTATTGCTCATCATTGGGTGCTCTTCGACCTATAGGTTTGTATGGATTTTTGTAAACAACCTTCTGGAAAAGTATGGGATTTGTATATAAGCAGTCTCTATTTTCTATGTCCCGACCCCACGCCCCAAATGCGAAGCCCCACCCCCTGACAGGGGCACTAGGATATATCGAAAAGTATCGAAGCAGATAGAAAAAATTCACTGTATCACAACGAATAATATATAGTGAGGGGGGTAATGTCGCAAAAAGCGGGGTAAATACAACGCATTGCACTATATCAGCGGAGGTATGAGATAGTGTAGTCGTAGCAAGCGACAGGCTTGCAGGGTAGCAATAAACGCTATCAATCATATTTAACACCGCAACAAAGCGGGGAAAGAGGTTCCATTATGGCAACAGCAACAAAAAAACAAACAACAACTCAAGCATTATCTTTCAAGGAATTACTTGAAAAAGCTAGAAAACTTGAAGAGGGCGAAAAATTGCCGACAGTAGATAGAAAATATACTGCTGTAACGAATACTGATACTATGACTGTATCTGTAACCCTTGAAATTCCACTATCTGAGGTTGTTAAGTCCGCCAAGGGTAGAAATTATGTGGTACCTGTTGGCAACGTTACAGGTGCACGAGGCTCCAATGTAATTGAGGCTCATACGCAAGAAGGTTTAATTGTACGCCTTTATTCCGACCGTGCTTATATCAGCTCCGAAGCGCAAGAAAAGGAAAAGGCTGTAAAAGCTAAAACAAACAGTGAAAAGGATTTGTTGAAAGAGCAAAATGCCATGCTTATGGCTTTGCTTAAAAAGAATGGTATTGAATTATAATATCTCTCATAGGGTAGTCTATTAAGGCTACCCTTTTTTTATTATCTATTCTATTGTATACAATTTAGTTTTATATGTTTATATATGTATATACGTATATTTGATACAATGGAATTTTATTCTTTTTATTTCCCCGCTAGTCAATTGTATGCAATTGAATTGTATTTGATTATCTGGTGTTTTTTATTGTCTTTAAAATCGAACATATGTTTATATACATTGCGTAAAATTGAATTGTGTATAATGTAGTTTGTGATTGCAGGTTATATTGTATACAATTGAGTTTTACACTATTTTATTTTATAGAAATTGTATTTCATACAATTTGATTTTATGTTATTATATCTTATACTGTATTATCTTATACGTTTGTATTTTATACAATGGAATTTGATACTTTTATTTTCCCCGCAACCGTATTGTATATAATTATATTGTACTCAATTTAGTTGTATCTGTTTTAATTTGATGTTATTTTATGGTATTCAATTGTATTGTATATTGTGGCATCATGCTCAATTAATTGTATGGAATTGTATTTTATACAATTCAATAGTAAACGACAGTTTACCATGCAATCTTATTTTGTATTATTCAATCGTGATAATTGTTAGTTTTGTACAATTTAATTTTAGGCTATCCTATTGTGTAGGGTAGCCTTTTTTTATGTCCAATTATATTTGATACAATTTAATTGTGTAATTGAAAACGCTTTATTTGCCCTGTATGGCGTTTTTATATATTCCATGATAGATTATACCTAAAAATAGTTAGAAGCACCTTAGAGGCTAATATAATCAATTCTAGGGCTATTGACAAAATTATATATATGTGATATTTTATTATATTTACATTTAATAGAAAACACAATTTTATTTTAGCAAATTGGATTGTATACAATTTAATTGATTATAGATTAATCACGCACGATATATTTTTTATATAATTAATTGCGTACAATATAATTTCACGCACGATAGTTAGACCGTAACATCGAACATACGTTTGTTTGAGTGGTTGTGGTGCATGACGTGAGAGCCTGCCAGCCCGCATGGTTGCTGGGTTTTTCGGTCGAGCCACGGAGATGGGGCATAGTGAGGTTGTCCCCGACGGACAGCACCACGTTGGGTAGACACAATCCAAATTTTTAATTGGTGCTAAGTTCGCCATAAAAAAGCGGCGAAGAAAGGTGGTCTATTATGGCTGAGATTTCCCAAACAGTAAAAGACGCTTTGTATGAAAGTGCATCTACGGATTATGCTACTCAGCATGCTAATGATTATGCGGCATCGCATAATGATTATGATGATTTCCACTACATGTCAACCCACGATTTGTGGAAGGAATATAAACGCCTTCAAGAATTGTGGGATAAATATGAAAGTGAGGTAGAAGTATGAGAGCTGAATTTAGTGCAACCTATCCTGCTGGTACTGATTTCTTTCTTATGTTAGACAGTGCTAGGATTATAGCAGCTCACATGGGTGAAGATTTACCTGATGAATTAGGTATTGATGACTTAGAATGCATTGCTACAGAACGGTGCGTTTCCTTACACACAGTTCTACTTGAACATGAATATTTTAAAAAAGGTGAATTAGACTGGGAGTAATATCCCAGTCTTTTTAATTGGAGGAAATTATGACAAAAGATAGATACCGTAAACAAAAAAAAGACAAAGAGTATTGTGAAGATACTCTGTTTCTATTAGGTGTATTCGTATTATTATTAATAATTGGTCAATGGTGTCAACATCATGGCTATTTAATATACTTAGATTTTTAGTAGGTGTATTATGACTACAAACGAGAAAATTAAAGCAATTATCAATACAAGTATTGGCAATTTTATAAATATTCCAGAATATATACATGATATTTGTCATATTATATTATTAGATGATACTTTATCTGATAAAGATAAAATGGTGTTATTTGCAGAAAGCTTAATTGAATTAGAAGAGTTTAGTGCATATCCTATAATTTGTGAAGCAGGTCGTATTGCTGGTTATGTGGAGGACCTTGAGTGATGTTTAAGCCTGAAAATCCATTGGAATTATTGACGATTAGAGCATTTATGCAATATTTCGACTATAATGGTGTGCGACCATTAGGAGATAGTATATTTTCGGTTGCATATGAAATCTATGTTCGTGATTTTTATAACGAATTTGATTATGATGTTACGTGTATCTATGTTGAAAATGGGCATATTTATGTTGACTATTATAATAATATCGCAGAGTGTTATGATGGTGATACAGCACCATTATGGACACCAGAGGAGTGTTTGTATTACACACTTGCTTCAGTTGGCTTAATTAATGAGGCTAATCAATATAAGAAATTCGTTGGCAAAGACCGTAAATATCGTCAACCGTGGCGGTATCACTGGAAAATTGATTGGAATGTATCATTATAGGAGGTGGTATATGGGATTAGATTTATTATGTATTATGATTGCAGTATATATTGGGTACTGCGTTTATATTGTGTTTAAGCAATAAATGCTTAGGAAGGAGCCTATTATGGCACGTACAATTTTTGGAATTTTTGCTTTGTGGTTAAGCGAAAAACAAAAACTAGATTTTTCTGTTGGTAGAGAAGTGTCTACCGACCTCAATGGTGAGGAATTGACAATTCTTGCTAATCAATACGGCGTTAGTAATAATGTCGTAGAATTAGCATACAGTATGTGGACTGTAGTAAAACCTACGCAAAAATTGATTGAGCGTATTTGCCAAAAAGCAATGAAGCTCAACAATAAAGATAAAGTATTTCTTTTCAATTCCGTATGCTTGCCACAAGATATGGCTTTTGAAAATACGGATTATAATAAACAAGTTTGCCGTGGTAATAAAGCTGTACAAGTTGCTATGGAAAGTGCCGAAATTGGCTTGTATTCCACATCCGATGACTTCTTTTTTAATGATAAGGACTTCGGTTTTATGAGTTTTAATGAGTTACGTAATACCGAATTATCTTTTACCATTCAAGACTGGTTTAATGTAGAGAAGTGAGGTAATAGCATGTTTTTATTCAGCTATAATGGGGAAATATTGAACAAAACTCCCCATGAAGTGACCATACTTGATGAAAAAGGTGACATCGACCAAGTCATTCCCGCCGTAAAAGGTGAGGAATGGAGATTGGATGAAGTTACCACACTTCAAGGGTATATCAACGGTATTAGAGTTACTAAAACGATATATCGTTGTTCACAATTACCAGAGCCTAAAAAAGGTGTATGGTATATTGTATCAGCTCTATTCAAGTTGCATTATCCAGAAAGGGACGATTTATTAGTTCCTGCTGAAGTTATCCGTAATGGAAGCAAAGTAGAAGGTTGTCTGAGCATTGGTATTTAGGAGGTAATATGAAAAATCTAGGTTTAACAGTAAATTCTGAGACAGGGTTTGCTGTATACAGAAATAAGGAAGGTGAAATCACATTCACCGAATTTGATGGGTATAAAACATCAAAATTAGATAGAGCCTCTCAGACAATGAAAGGCTTCAAAAAGGGCGAATTTCGATTACATGTGGCACGAATGTATCGTCCTGAAGTTTTGTTGGTACAAAGCGATTTGGACAAAGAACTTATTAAGTACGGTGCCTTGCCATATATTGTGGGTAGTCCAACACACGATAAATCTACATTACGTATTGGTACTATTTTAGGGAAACAATATGTTAGTCTAGTTGCTATCCCTAATTTTCAAGTAGATAGCTTGCACGAAAGTTTAAAACGATTTGGTACCGACCTTCGTAGCATTAGTTATTACGGCGAAGGACTTTATCAATTATGTAGGGATAAAGCTAAAAAAGATGTACCGACTGTCATTATTAGTAGTGATAAGACAATTACTATTGGGCTAGTGTTTATTAATGGATTACTTTGTGCCGCCAGATATTACAATGATGGTGAACACAAAGTAGGGTTTGTAGAGCGATTAATTTCCTCTACAACTTTAGCACAAGATTTGCCAAAATGTCAAATTGCATTGTTCACGTCAGAAAATGATGTATGGCAGAAACAATTGAAATCGTTTGATGTATTAAAAATCAAACGCTATTTCAGTAGTAATAAAGAAATTCTACATCCTATGTGGTATAATTCTTTAGGTTTAATGTTAAAGAAAGGTGGTATTTTTAATGCCTAATAAAATGGTTCGAAGATTTTATCCTATAGCTTACGCTATGAAAACACGTACACTATCAGATTGTTTAACACAAGTTGGTAGAACAGCAGATGGTGTTGATGGTACTATCGAAGTTTATTCTAATCCATTCTATACGGAAAAAGAGTTCCGCAGAAAACCATCTAATATTATTGATATTGATAGAATTATTGAGGGGGAATGGTTATAATGATTACATTAGGAGTGAAAATTAAACACGGACGTAATGTTTATCGTGTAATTGGCGATGGTTATAACCATGAAGGAGCATACGGATATTTATGTGCTAGTAATGATTCACGTGATTTCTTTCTAGCCGATGAATGTACTGTTCTTTTACCTTCTGAATTACAGATTACACCTACCGATAGTGCATTAGTAGTTGAAAAGGTAACAGGTAGAACTGTTATTAATTATGGTTGCACTACAGACACACATAGAAAATGTCACTACCATGTTGGTCAAGTCCTTAAAGATAGATATAACAATATCTTAACTGTTATGACACGTGGCGATGTGGTATATTACTACTGTGCTTCTATCGACAGTAAAATCTTGGTAGTAGACGATGATACAGAAGTAATTGGTAATATTAATACGCATTGTGCTATAACAGGTCAACCATTGGGTAATGATGTTATTATAGTCAAAACAAAACTGGGTATCATGCGAATTAATAAAGATGACAAACCAGAGTTCATTAAGAAATCGTTTGTAAGTGGTAATTGGTATAACCCTCAAAACTTCCACTTAATTCTTGGTAAAGATTATGAAAATCTATACATTGGTTTTGATGAGTTAGATAAACTTGTGGATTATCCTGATTTTGCCATTTGTAAAGTTACTGGCGTGCCGTTCTATATTGCAGATGAACGTGACATTGTTAAACAATCGGGTATACACCCAGTATTAGTAGACCAATTCATTGTTACATGTCCTATATCTCATCAAACAGGATTGAGAACAGAAATGATAGAAGGTTATATTTCTGGTACTGGTAAAGTTTATTTCCATCCTAGCGTAAAAGACAGACTTGTATGTCATAATGGAACATATGGTGCGACTGAAGAAGACTTTATTTTTGTGGAAGATTTGGGCAAGAAGTTTAGTAAGGCACGACGTAATGAGTTCTATCGCCATTCAAACAATAAGTATTATTCGTCCCAAAGTGCAGCTCCATTGACTGGCTTACATTCTTACAATTTTAAACCTGAACCAGTATTTAATGGTGAAGGCAAGAAATTTCTTGGTATTGAAATGGAATTCCACCGTTGTGGCGAAAGTAATGAAAGAGCTGATTTGATTATTGGTGATTTAAACAAAATTGTCTATGCTAAACATGACGGCTCATTACATGACGGAATGGAGTTCGTTACTCACCCATGTACACCTCAATTCCATTTAAGTAATATCGACTATGATAAATTCTTTAAACGTGTACAAGATTTACATGGTGAGTCTAGTGCAAACTCAGGTTTACATATTCATGTAAATCGTAATTTCTTCAAAGGCAATAATGAAATTGCAAAAATTATTCGATTTGTTGAAAATAATTTTGATACATTAATGCTTTTTGCTTGCAGAACTGATGAAGACAGTAATTGGTGTCAAAAGTATGGTATGGAAGTTAAAGAATTATCTCAAATCTATACTGCGGCAAAAGATGAAAACGAAAAATATCGTGCAATTAATCTTTGTCCTAGTCAGACTGTAGAGTTCCGCATGTTCCGCTCCACACAAGATGTAGAACGAATTCATGCTTATATTCAGTTTGTTGATGTAATTACCGACTTAGCGAATATGAATTCTATACGCTATATTGGTTGGAGTAACATCGCTCGTATAGCGAAAAATAAAAAATACATTGAGTTACGTAATGTCTTACAGAAGACAGGATTATTAAAGGAGGCAAAATAATGTGCGTTATTGCTTATGCATCTAAGTATACAGAGTTATCAGAGAAAGAATTTAGAAACTGCTTCGTAAATAATCCTGATGGTGCTGGTTTCATGATTTACGATGATAACAAAAAGAAAGTTCACATTCGTAAAGGGTTTATGAATTTTGATGATTTTTGGAATGCAGTGAAAGACCTTCCTACTGATAGGGATAGAGTTTTCCACTTCCGTATTGCTACATCTGGTAAGATTTCACCAGAATGTTGTCACCCATTCGTTTTGAGTGATAATCTTGAAACAATGCGTGAAACTGATGTATTCACAGATATTGGTTTCTCTCACAATGGTGTAATGAGTGACTTTACACCAAAAGAAGGTATGCTATCACCTTATAGCGATACAATGTATTTTGGTGCACAAGTGTTATATCCATTGAAAGATAAATTGTATAAAGAAAGTACACAATATCTTATTAAGAAAGCGATGGGTACTAATAAATACGCCATATTAGGCAAGAAAGGTGCGATTATCCTTGGTTCTTGGAACACGTCCTCTGAAACTGGTATTCAATATTCCAATACTAGTTATGAAGAACGTAAAAGCAGTTACTATTATGGTGGATGTGGTTATACATCTTATACTAGCTACTATGAATATGAAATTACACCGCCAGTTGGAGAACCAGATTGGTTAGCAAACTTTACTAAATTAGTAGAAGGTTACGGTAATACAATCATTGAACATTATATCGACGGTGGTAAACATTATGTTGTGCTGGATGGTTGGGTACAAACACCATTCTTTAACCGATATGGATTAAAATACTCCTCTTATTTATCTGGGTACAAAGTACCTAAAGCAGAAGAAAAGGTAAAAACCACATACACAATGGTTAAATGTATTGCAAATGGTGGTAAAACACCAATGAATCAAGAAAAAATGAATGCTATGATGGAATTTATTGAAGATGAAAAAGGTGCTGTATGGGACTTAACTGAGAACACTAAAGATAAGTCTTGTGTATTCTTTGTCACAAATTTCCCACATGTTAGTGGTTCATTAAACGATATTTTTTATAGTGTTATCGGTACAGTGAAAGGTGTCTATGATGACAAAACTGGTACTGTAAGACTGGAGGCATAATGAAACTATACCCATATCAAAGACAAGGCGTTAATAAAATGTTGAACCAATCATCTATTTTCCTTTGTGATGATATGGGTTTAGGTAAAACTGTTCAAGTATGCACTTTAATTAAGGAACGAAATAAGTTCCCTACTTTAGTTGTTTGTCCTGCACCTCTAAAAGAAAATTGGAAAAGAGAGTTGAAAACATGGGCTGGAATTGATGTAAATGTTGATGATATAAGTTCAAAAGTTATCATTACAAATTATGAGCGTTTAACCAAATATTTAGCTTCACTTAAACGCCTTAATATACAACAAGTTATATTCGATGAATGTCATATTTTGAAAACTCCCACATCTCAATGTTCTAAAGCAGCAATGAAATTGGTTGAAGGTGTTCGTTATCGTATTATGATTACAGGTACACCAGTCTTAAATAGACCAAAAGAGTTGCTGTGTCAATTAGAGATAGCAGGATTAACATATAAATTTGGTGGTAAAGATAAATTCCTAAGAGATTTCTGTGGAGCTTATCAATCACCTTGGGGTACATCAAACGACGGTCATTCAAATTTATCAAAACTCAATGAAGCGATGAAAAAAGTATGGATAAGACGTCTTAAAAATGTACAAAAAAATCTTCCTCCAAAAACTGTCCACATGGTTCCTTGTTGTACTATATCTCAACCAGAACCAACTTCGTTTGAGGAGATTGAAAAATACGATAAAGAAGTGTTAAAACAAAAACTTCCTTATTGTATTGAATATATTCGTAAAGTATTAGAAAGAGGTGAGTCCCTTGTGGTATTTGCACACCATCGAAATATTGTAGATAAATTAAGAAAGGAATTTCCTGATGCAAAATACATCATCGGTGGTCAATCTAAACAAAATAGACAACAAAATATTGACAATTTCCAGATGCACTCTGGCTCGAATGCTAATCACACAAATTTGATTGTCTGTAGTTTACAGGCAAGTGCTGTTGGTATTACCCTAACCAAAGCACACACGGCTATATTCATTGAATATCCGTGGTCTCCCTCTCTAATGGGTCAAGCTGAAGACCGTATACATCGTATTGGTCAAACAGAACCTTGTGATATTGTATATCTCTATGCTAAAGATAGCATTGATGAATACAGATTGAGAACTCAAAATATTAAGAAAACAATTATTAATCATACTATGAAAGAGGTATAAAATTATGGCTACAACTGTTGCACAAATGAACTTGATTATTACTAACTACGTTTCTGCTTTATCTGATAAAGAACAATTACGTTTTATTGCCAATTCTTTGAAACAAACTAAAGTATACTCTGCTACTCCATCTGGTGTTGCTCGTGCAATTTCTGAATTCGCCGCTACTAACACTGGTAAAGATGCAGTAGATACTATTAAAATCCCTGTTATCTCTTTGAACGAAGAAACAGCTAAGAAATTTGTGTTTGTATCTAAAGCTGGTACTGTTAAAATACGTGATTTACAACAAATCGTTTTGATGGCTATTAAAGCACGAACTAAGAAATACATCGAACGTGGTGCTGAAACATCTTATTTATTAATTCAAGAATTAAAACGAATTGACCGTGAAATGGGTACCGAATTTTACGAACACTACAAAATGTCCAACCCAACTCCAGTTGTAATGGTTCAAGCACCAACAGAACCAACTCCTGAAACACCTTCTGAAACAGCTACAGAAACACCTGTAGAAAATGAAGTAAATGAAGAAGTAAATACTGCTGAAGTTTCCCAATAGTCCAGTGGGGGGGGGCGGGCCCCCCCCTAAAAAAAGGGAAGAGGGGGAAATATGATAGAACAAACAACATTTTCAGCAAAAATAACAAAATATAAAAATAACCAATATTGTAGTTTAGATTTTTCTGAACCTGTTTCTACATTAGATTCAATGACATTGTTACAATTATTCTCAAGAAATTATAAACATGGTTGTGGTTTTATATATAAAATTGATGAGGAGGTGTTTATATGCTAAATCGTTGGGCATCAGTTACTAGCTATTATACAGCTAATTATAACATAATTAACAAATTATTTGGTCCTATTACAACGGATTATCAACAAACAGATAGCTCACCTGATTGTTGTCTGTGTAACGAACTAATTGCGTGTTACGATAAAGATGATAACGGTGTGTTTTATTTAGAATTAGAAGATTGAGGTGATACGAATGATAAATAAAAATCAAAAAATTAGAATGACAGCAACAGAATATGTGCCACAATTTCATGGTGGAGCCAGTAGATATTATAGAGCTGATTTTTATGTCAGTACGGTACTTGTCGAAAAAATGTTCTTGAACAAATATGCTAGAAATGATTATCAGGGTATGGTAAATGCATTTAAGGTGAAGCTATGTTAAATATATATCATCAAATCTCATTAATAGAAATGAGAGCAGCGAAAACTATTGGTAAATTATGCAGTTCAGTACAATCTGACATTTGGTATTTTACATATGAAGATTTGAATAGTATACGTGATGTTTATATAAGAAATTATAAAAATGGATATGAATATACCATAGCAGGAGTAAAAAATGTTGAATAAAAATGATGGTGTTAGATTAATTGAAATAAGAGCTAATGCAGTGGCTTACGAACTACGAGGCGATGCACACAACTATCCATTACTATTTATGCACGAACAGATTCGTGGAGTATATAATATATTCCGTAATCAATATTCAGCTGGATATAATTATGAATTAGTACAGGTGGAGTATGATGAAGAAGAATGACAAATTTTTGATAAAAGAAACATCCAATGATGTAACTTTACCATTCATTCGTCATACAGTAGATACATCTGAATGTATATTCGTATGTCATAATGTCACATGGCGATTAATAGACATATTACAAATGAGATACGATAATAATTATATTTTTGCAATGATGGAGCTAGATTATGATACATAATAAAGCCAAAGTAATATGTACATATACAGATTATCCGGATGTAGTAGATAAACTATCGTGTAAAGAACGTATTGGATATATATATGATGGTAATATTCTATTATTATATATTTATAAATATATGTATAATTACCAACAGATGATTGAAATGAAATATGATGGGATAAGTGATTAATAATGATAAACAAAAATGATAGACTGTATCAAGTCAATATAGTACATCCTAAACAGAGAATACGTGTATCTCAATTCATAAATAATAATAATAATTTGTCAACATACGCAGTACCATTTGTAATGTTGGATAATTTTATATACTTATATCAATGTCATAATACGTTTATGGTGGTGGAGTTACAATGATAAGAGCGGCAGATGGTGTAATTTTAACAACTAAACATTACTCTAATTGTATGGGTAACGTTAGCTTTATATTTTATCCGACACGTGTTGCTGATGTATCATGCCCATTAAAATTAGCTTATAGAAATAATTATAGTAATAAAAATAATGCATATCGTAAAGTTATTGAAATAAAATACGTAAAGAAAAGAGGGTAATGATGTTAAATACAAAATATTTATATCAATTTACAGATGTTATTAAACGACCGACTATAGTTAAAACTACTAGATATATGGAAAATTATGAACGTCTTGAAGATGAATGTGCGATTTCACAATTATTCTACTATTTATATGGTGAACGTTATTATGTAGATAAAATAAGACCATTTAAAGTGGTATTAACAAGAGGTGTAGCATGATTGATACAAACAATATGTTAAGAGTATCTCTTATTAAAAATTATGCGTCTGCGACATATACACACCATTATTATTGTACTGCAAACAAATTTGGTCAAACTATTTTAACACTAGATGGTTTATATATTATGCGATATGATACACGAGATTCATATAATGCAATAATATATAAATCTATATGTGCAGCTAAATTACACAGATAATAATGAGGTGAATATGATAAGGAAAAGTGATATATTAAAAGCAACTTCTATCCAATATGATACGCATGAACAAGATTTATTATTTAATGTATTACATGAGCATTATTTGAGTATAGATGTAGAACCATTAAAATATGTCTATATAGGGCGTTACGGTAAAAGTATGTCACGTAATATGATTTATGAAGCTAAGTTTTTTGTATAAGGAGTTATTATGATTAGACCAGAAGATAGATTTCGCTCATTGTGAGGATGCTTTGTTACGTCTGAGATATTGACTACAAGAGTGCAATATAGAGTACAAAAGTGGCGTGATGATACATATGCGTTTTATATGAATATGTATAGCAATCGTTCAGTATCTAATACAACGTATTATGCTGAATTAATATAAAGGAGGTTATATGCAGAGAAAATGTCATAGTTGTAGCACATTATTTGAAGTGCACGGCGACGATGTATTATGTGATGCTTGTAAAAATCCAGCAACACGAAAAAGTTTTAAACCACCTGAAGATACATTAACATGGCAACAAAAGTTTGACATGAAATGGCAACAATATGATGATGAACATGAATATGATGGTGTTAATGGTAAACGTGGTTCTAAAGCTACTCATTGCTGTGTGTGTGGTGGTAGATTGCCACCAATTCAAGAACGTAAATATGGGAGGTTTTGTAGTAGTAAATGTAAAAGGAGTTATAATGAAAGAAAAGATTGTTCATGATTTTAAAGGTTATATCAATGGTGTTCAATTCAATGATAAAACATTATATTATAGCGTAGAATATATTTTATCAGAATTGGAAGAAACATTTAATGTAGAAGTACCGTGGACCCTAGTATATTCTTTAAAAAATATTCTTGATAATTTATATAGGAATCTAAGTGAATCACGAGAAAGTGAAGTAGAAGATGATTTAGTAAATTGTATTTACGACGCAGAAACTATCCAACAGTTGTGTTTTAGTAGTGTGTGGGCTTCTTATGGGTATTTTAACCCAGTTAATCGAGCCTTCGCAGATTGGGATAATACTTATGGTAAAGACCCAATTATATACGATGAAACTAACAGTATTTAATGAAAGGTGGTGATTATTAAATAACAGGTATCAGTAATTTATAATATTATGTTTAGTTGGAGGTAAATAATATGCAAACAAATTTAAAAGCAAAACTAGAAGACATTAATGTGAAAGACACTCATGCACGTGCTACATTTCAATATGATAATCATGGTGTACGTGCTTCCATTACGAAAGACACTACAGTATATGAACTTGCACTTCTTGGTATTGAAATACACAAAGAAATTGTACGTCGATGTGCTGACTCACACATGGAAGCCACTGAAGCTATGGATATTGTTAAAGGCATGACAGAAATTGCTATGTATGATTTAATGAAAGAGCAATTAATGGAATTGCTTGGTGATGATGCTATTGATAAATTATTAAATAAATAAAAAAAATAAGCCCCTTAATTGGGGCTTTTTTTATGTCCATTTTTAGTTGTCAATCTCTTTAATACGATTAAATCGTGCGAGCATATCTTGTGTAACACGGGATTCAATAGTTGTAAATCGTGTTTCATTAATGGTTTTTTGTTCAGGTGCAAAACCAGCTCTATCTAATAAGTCTTTAGTAGCTTGGAATTTAACTTGGTCTGAACGAGCATTAAGTGCTAAATGATACATTTGGTCTGCCATTTCTTCTGCACGTTTCATAAATTTATCTTGTACTATTTGTTTTTGTTTTTCTAAGGCAATTTCCATTGTTTCAGTATGCTCTAATAATTTAGTAGGATAATTTGGTGAATATCCTGCTTCTGCTTTAGCTAATGCTGTATTACCAGTCTCAGCTTTTACACGAGCGTATAATTCTTGTTGAGCACTAGGCTTCGGTTTCTTCTTGTATTCCGAGGGTCTTGGCTTCTTCACACGCTCTTCTATACTCTTCCTCTGTTTTATATCCATGTTCATACCCCCATTTATAATAACGAATTCGACCTTTTGCCTTTTCAATCTTATCTTGCTCTAATAGCTTATCTTGTATTTCATCATCTACATTTAAACCTAGTAAATATTCTGGAGGGAATGCAGATAGAATACCCATTTTATCTTTAGTAACGATAAGACTGCGACATTTGCGACGTTTAGTAGCATCAAGTTTAATTAGACCTTCTTTTTTCATAGCAATTACTAAACGCTTGTATCGTTGTTCAGTGCTATCTAATATGTAATCAATACTATCAAGGGGAACATAGGTTTTAAAGCCTACGTTGATGTAGGCTGTATTTAGTAAACTCATAATGAATAACCCCTTTCAATAAGAGATTGTAACTGGTGGTCTAAATAAGGAATGACTTGACGTTGATGTTCAATACCATTCATTTCAGCAATATAAAAACCACCTACTGTAGGTCTAATACCACTTGCTTTACAGTAATCAGGATATACTTGAAATGAACCTTGATGTAATTCCCAAATTTCTTTAGCTACTGGTTTTTTAACGTATTTGTTATGCTCAATAACTAATTTAGGTACAGCATACGGTTCATGGAAATGTTCATACCATGTTACATCAGCATTAAAATAATCATAATGATTTTTAGCCTTTTTGTGTTTATGTAAGATGTGATGAACGTAACAATTTTTGTTTACATTAAAATATACAATACCAAATTCGCCTTTATAC